TGTACTGCGTAGTGCTGGTTACTTGGAGGCAGGGGTCGCACTGACCGATTGGGGCAGCGAAGACTTTACTGCTATCAATTCTGCTGTTACAGCCGCTAACACCTATGACCCAGAGGGATAATATGCCATACGTAATTGATGCTTTTAACATTATCACTGCTTTAGTTGCTCTAGCGTCAGCCATTGCAGCAGTTACAGAAACACCTAAAGATGATGCTCTAGTCGCTAAAGCATACAAGCTACTTGACATTATTGCAATTAATGTAGGTAAGGCTAAGGACTAATGAAACAAGAGCAGACGCAAACACTTAACTTAGCTTTAGAAGCCTTAGAAAAGATAGCTCAACATGAGAAAGAATGTGGTGAGCGTTGGGGTGAAGCTACGGCTGAACTTCGTCAACTTAAAGAGATGACTCAAGCACATTCTCGTAAGTGGGAGCGTCTGGCTTGGCTTGTTGTTACTGTTGTAGTAACAGGGGCAGCTTCTGTAATAACAACAGTAATAATATAAAGAGAATATAAAGATGTCAGTTCATTTATTTGGAAACCAACAGCCTGTTATGCAGTCTCCTGTTATTGGGGGTTCTTCTCCTAGTATAGGACAGACTCTTGCTGCAAGTGCTGTCAACGCTCCTTTACAAGGCTCAATGTCCCCGGTAGGCCTAAGCACCGGAGGATTTCTCAGTAACCTTGACAATCTTGGTAATGCTATAGGTGGCTTCCTTGGTGGCACAGGTGGTCAGTTAATTGGTGCTGGTTTAAGCATTGATGAATTTAACAAGATTACTGACATTGCACAAAGGTCAGCAGCAGAGCAAGCTGCATTAGGTAGACAAGCTCAACAAGAGATGGCCTTTAGACCTTTTACAGTATCCACAGGCTTTGGTGGTGTACAGGCTACTCCTGAAGGAGGCTATGCTACTACACTAGATCCTAGTCTAGCAGGTCAGCAACAGCAGCTACAAGCTCTTACAGGGGGCTTAATAGGTGGTATGGGTGGAGCAGCACCAGATGTATCAGGTATCCAACAGCAGGCTCTAGGAGGCGTAGGAGGCTTCCTAACAGGTGCTATGGCTCCTATGGCACAGAGAGAAGCTGATGTCTATGAGCGCATTAGAGCTGTACAGCGTCCCGGTGAAGAACGAGAACGTCTAGCTTTGCAAGATCAGTTATTGTCACAGGGGCGGCTGGGGCTACGTACAGCACAGTTTGGCGGCTCTCCAGAGCAGTTTGCTTTAGCACAGGCACAAGAGGAAGCTAAAAACCGAGCATCTTTAGGTGCGTTAGGGCAAGCACAAGCAGAGCAGTTGCAACAGATGGGACTTGCTGAAAGTTTGTTTGGTCTTGGTGGTAGAGCAGCAGGGTTGCCTCAAGCACTACAAGCAGGACAGTTAGGTAACATTGGCGCTGCTATGGGCTTACAGTATATGCCTGAGCAACAGTTGTTAAGTACACTTAATCCTGCCCTTAGTATTGCTGATATTGCTCGCACAGGACAGCAGTTAGGTGCACAGACTATGTCAGCAGCAGGCATCAGTGGACTAGAGGACATCCTGCAAGCAGAGTCTTTACGTAGCCAGAACCTACGTGATCTTTACTCTACTATCTTAGGCGCACAAGCTAACCAACAAGCAGCTAATACAGCAGCAGCAGGTCAGCAAGCTACAAACACTGGTTTGTTTAGCAGTATAGGTAACATTGGCAATGCCATTGTTGACTTGTTTACATAAGGAATACACATGGGACTTTTAGATAGAATAGGCGCATTTGATCGCTACAAGGTTTCACCTACTCAAGGTACTTCAGGCTTGCTGACAGGCGCTGGTAGACCTATGAGTCCCTTTGCACAACAAGCTGCTAGAAACATTGGTGGCTTGCTTGGGATGGACATGAGGACTCCGCAGGAGAAAGAGCAGCAGTTAATAGAGCAGCAAAGACAGCGACTGTCTGAGTTAGATCCTAATGATCCTACAGCTATGTCGGAACTAATTAAAGCATACGCCGTTACTGACCCAGCAAGAGCTATACAGTTAGCTGCCGCAGAAAGACAAAGATTAGCTGCTGAAAGCAAAACTCAAGAAGAAAAAACTTTTAAAGGTAAACAGGAAGAAGGACGTTCTTTAATCTTTGATGTTCTTATGACTGCTGATGATGTTACAACTCCAGATGTTCGCAGGACTGTGGCTGATTTAGCCCAAGGTTACCAAGTACCTGCTTCAGTTATTACTTCTTTGTATGGGGCTGCTGATAAAGGAAGGAAAGACAAAGAAGAAGCAAAGAAAGGCAAGTACACTGAAGGATCTTCTTATCAAGTTATTGATGAAAACAATGACATCTGGAATGTTCAGTTAATGAATGCTAAAGAAGAAGGTCAGGCGAATAAACGTATTTACACACAGATTGCAGGTAATGAGCTAGATGAAGAGGACAATGTAAAAACTGCGCCTTTTGGGGATACTGCTTTAGCTTCAACCGTAGGCGAAACTCCTGCGGAAAGAAGACAAGCCGAACTAGATAAAAAGTTAAAAGAGCAAAAAGAAGGTCTGTGGGTAGAAGAGCAAGCAGAAGCTAGAAGGGCAATAGAGGGTAGTTCTGAAGCCTTAGCCTTGACAGACCAAATGATAAATTTACTAACTGTTGGTGTAGAAAGCACAGGTGGTATAGCTAACAAAGCTAAAAGTTATTTAGCTCAAACTTTCGGTTTTACTACAGAAGAACTAACTAATAAAGCTCTGATAGTCAACATTGCAGGTAATCAAGTTCTTAGTAAAATACGTCTTTTAGGAGCTAACCCTACTGAAGGAGAAAGAGACTTTTTACTACAGCTAGGCGCTGATATTAAAAATGATCCAAAAGAAGTCACTCAAGCTAAATTAGCTTTAGCTAGAAAAGTATTGTCAAACAGTCTTGCAAGACAACGTGCTAAACTTAATATGACTAGAGAACAATACGAGGAGGCTATACAGGAAGGAGGCGCATTAGACTTTGGCTTTGTTAATCCTTACTCTACTGAAGAAGGAATACAATCTTTTGAGGATTACTTTGGTGTTGACAATGAAAAAGCCAATAAGCGACAACGAAGAAAAAATGTTAACCCAAGGGGACGATAATGCCTACAATTCTTTTACCTAATGGAAATGAAGTAACTTTCCCTGAAGGAGCTTCTGAAGAGATGGTCAGGGAGTACGCTATTGGAGTAGGTCTTGCTTCTCCTGAAGACTTTGACCAAGGCTTTAGCATAACTCAGTTTTTAAAAGAAAACCTAGATATACCTTTAGGCTTAGGAGGCGCAGCCGGTGGTGCAGCTTTAGGCGCTACTCTTGGTTCTGCTGTTCCTGTAGTAGGCACAGCCGTAGGCGGTATTGTAGGCTCTGTCATAGGTGGAGCTTTAGGCACAGGCACAGGGTCTTTACTTTCTGATGTTGTTAATGAAGAAGACTTAGACTACGCACAAGCAATGTTAGATGCTGGTCTTTCTGTCGGTATTGATATTTTAACTTTAGGCTTAGGTAGTAAACTAAAAGGCATGGTAGCTACTGCTAAAGCTATGGGGTACGCCCCGGAAGAAGCTGCTAACATTATTGCAAAACAAGCACAAGAAGGCGCAGCAGCAGGTTCTCCAGAGTCTTTAGCAGCTACACAGCAGTTTTTAAGTGAAAGAGGAGCTACTTTATTACCTACACAGACAGGTAAAGCTAGTGAAGTAACGCAGCAGATGGAAGCATTAGCTCAGTTTGGTGTTCTTTCACAGTCACAGTTAGAAAGGAACACAGAAAAAGTAGCGGGAGCTGTGCAAGACTCTTTAACTTCTTTACTCAATAGAGAAGGTGAAGACTTATTCAATACTCCTCAAGAGTTAGGTGAGAACATGATAGCTGTCCTAGACTCTGGTAAATCTTCTTTGAGTCAGGTATATCAATATGGCTTAGACAACATTAAAGACAGGTTATCAGGACAAGTGACTGTTCCTGCTAAACCTTTAAGAGATGCTTTAAGAAGATTTGCTGTTAGTAAGAAAGATGATGTTACGCATAACCTAGACGAAGACACTATGCTTTACATCTTAGATGAAATTAGTCTTCTAAGAGATAAGCCAAGGATTACTGCTCAGGCGTTAATTAACTTTGAGAAACGTCTTAATCAAAAGATAAGTAAAGTAACAACCCGTGGGGATGGTTACAACGACCAAGCAGGACAAGAGCTAGGTTCTTTAGCAGATAGCTTAAAGTCTACTGTGGCTAACACCCTTCAGACAGTAGATCCTGAAGTAGCTGATATTTACAGGGGCATAAAGCAAACTTATGGAGAAGGTATTGAATCCTTGCTGCCTGAGATTAACTCTTCCTTTGTCAGAGGAGCTAAAAAAGGCGACTATGAAAAACTAGGCTCTTTTTTGACTGAAACAGGCAGTGCTAACAAACTCAATAAGTTTATGAAGAGTATTGACACTGCTTTTGATGCTATGACAGCAGCAGGTTTAACTGGACTAGGTAAAGAAGTAGCTGAAGAAGGTGTGGGCTTTGTTTCTTCTCAACAAGCAAAAGAAGCTATTAAACAAGGCTACGTAAGAAACTTATTCTCTGACGTTGAAGGTAATTTTGCACTTAGCCCAGCATTAGCTAAACAGTACCAGAAGCCAAAGAAGGCAGCTAAACTTTCTGCTGTCCTAGGAGAAGATGCTAAACACGTTAAACAACTAATGAATGTTATGGCTGAAACAACTACTAAACAAGGCAGTGGTTTCTTAGGTCTTTCTCTTGCAGGTAAACAGGTAGGGGCTATCTCTGGGCTTGTAGGAGGCGCTGTTTTAGGTTCTATAGCAGGGTTTACAGGAGGTGTAGGAACAGCCGCAGCGGTTCTTTTGTCACCTCTACTATTGTCTATGAAGTATACTGACCCTAAGTTTGTTAACAGGCTTATAGCTATAGATAAGAAAGAATGGCCTTCAATAAAAGCAAAAGAGGTGTATGTTACTAATTTATTAGTGGATACTATAGCTAGTTTATCAATGGAAGACCAAGCTAGGCTCAGGGCAGATGTTAGAGAAAGGTCTGTTCCGCAGTCTGGGATACAGCAACAAGCTGTTGGAATGTAGAGAAAAGGGGGCACTGCGCCCCCCAGTCTTCTCTAGGCTACATTAGCAAACTTAACCTTACCTACGTCACCACGTAGTCCAGCCTTCATGTAGGTGGTAGCTCTGCCTTCAAAGAAGTTCTGATGCTCTACACCTAGTACATCATCAAGCCAGTTCAGTGGGTTGTCTTTAACCTCATAGTTAGGCTTGAGTCCTAGCTGTAACAGCCTACGATCAGCAATGTACCTAATGTACTGCTTCATTTCTTCTTTAGTTAAACCAGTAATATCACCTTGCTCAAACACTAAGTCCAAGAACCTATCCTCTAGGTCAACCATCTCACGACATGCCTGATAGATCTCAGCTTTGAAGTCATCAGTCCACAGGTCAATGTTCTCTTGTATAAACTCCCTGAATAGCTTTGTCATTGCCTCTACATGCAGTGATTCATCTCTGATGCTGTAAGTAATAATCTGCCCCATGCCCTTCATCTTGCCAAAGCGAGGGAAGTTCAACAGGATGATAAAGCTAGAGAACAACTGTAAGCCCTCAGTAAAGCCAGAGTAGATAGCCAGTGCTTTAGCTATGCTTCTCTTGTCGCCCTTAGTAACCTTTACAGAGTCTATGTACTCATGCTTGTCTGCCATAGCCTCATACTCTGCAAACGCCTTATACTCCACCTCTGGCATCCCTACAGTGTCCAATAGCAGGCTGTAGGCGTGTTGATGGATGGACTCCATGTTGTTGAAGGCTCCCATCATCATACGTGCTTCAGGCTTTTTAAAGATCTTCATGTACCTGTCTACATAACCAGAGCTAACATCTACATCAGACTGTGTAAACAGACGAAAGATCTGTGTAAGTAGGTTCTTTTCTTCAGTAGTCATTGTCTGCCAATCTTTTACGTCATTGTGCAGAGGTACATCCTCTGGGAACCAGTGCATCTGATTCTGTTGTGAGTAGTAGTCGAACATCCAAGGATGGTCAAACGGTTTGTAGTAATCTCTAGTATCTAATAAGCTCATTCTACTTCATGTCCTGCCATAATTATTGCTTGCTTGAATACTTCCATCAAGTAGACGGTTTCCTTCAAGTCCATAGACTCTGTAGCCTTAGCTATCAGAGCATCATCTTCCGTCCAGCCAATAACAAGTACGTGATTAAAGTCACCCTTGCAGTCCTCTAGGACTTCATCAGCGGTTGCCTGTGTAGGCATAAGGTTAATTACATTACTCATTTATAAAATACTTCTCCAGTGTTATTAGTTTATCTTCAGACTCAGCTAGTTTAGCGACAAGCTGATCCATAGTCTCAATCAAGTTACCATGCTCACCTACGCCCACTGGGTTGTCTATATAGTTCTGAATCTCTGCTAGTTGTTTAGCTACATCACCCCTATATATTAACTCTAAGGCTTTAATCTTCTGGTCTAGCACTGTCCCATACTCCATAAAATCTTTTGAATGAGTTTCTGTATCTTTTAAGATACACTTTGTAACTCATAGGTTCTTCTTGGTTTTCTTTTTTTCTTTCCACATACTCTGTCCACTGTTGTAGACAAAAGTTATTGAACTTTTCATCAGCATCATCCTTCACAACTTAGACACTCTCCATCTTCAAGGTTAATTCTTGGTATCTTGATGTTAACATTCTCTGTATTTCTAGCCGCTGTAGTTCGCAAGTAATACATAGATTTGAGTTTGTTAGCTCCTGTCCAATGCACATGATTAACATATTCCAAATATTCATCGTGTACCTCCTGTGGTGCAGTGGCCGGGGGTGGCTCAAAGAATAGGTTTACTGACTGCGCTTGGCAGACGTACTTCTGTCTTTGATAGGCGTGTTCGATGACCCAACGCTGGTCAAGTTCAATCGCTGTTTTAAATACCTCCTTTTCTTCTTCTGTGAGTCCTTCCAAGTCTTTAACAGACCCTTCAGCAGCAGCAATATCTTTCCAAGTTTTTTCTGTGTTAATTCCTCTGTCTTCAAGCAGTTCCTCCAGATACTTATTCTTTACTTTGTATGACCCTGTGAGAGTTTTGTGCGTAAAAACATTAGCCCTCGTTGGCTCAATTGAAGGAGAAGTTCCACCGCAGATAATACTACTAGAGGCATTAGGAGCAATAGCAAGAAGGTGAGAATTACGCATACCACTACCAGCCATATCAGGTGCTTCGCCACGTAGCCTCCCAAGAAATTCACTTGCTTCATTGGCCTGCTCTTTGATATGTTTAAAAGCTCTGTTATTGAAGGAGGAGGCGTACATGCCTTCAAAAGGAATGCTATTACGTTGTAGGTAGCTATGAAAGCCCATCGCTCCAAGGCCGATTGCGCGTTCTCTATATGCACTATAAGCGGCTTTTGTAAACCCTGCTTTACTTTGTTCAACATAAGAAACAAATTCCTCTAATGTACTAACCTCCGTACAAGGACGGTCGTGTACAGCGTTATCAATAAAGTGTTCAAGGATGTTGTCTAGCATAGTAACTAGATCAGCAATGAACATAGGGTGATCCTTCCATTCATCAAAGTATTCTAAATTAACACTAGACAAGCAGCACACTGCTGTACGCTCCTCACTGGTCGGTAAAGTAATCTCAGAGCATAGGTTACTCTGGCGCACCTCTAGTCCTATGTCCTTCTGTGACTGCGGTAGAGCCTCGTTACAGCGGTCTAGGTTAACAATGTAGGGTTCGCCTGTCTCTGCTCTAGTATGCACTAGCTGCCACCACAAGTCCCTAGCAGGGATAGTCTTGATAGCCTGCTTAGACTTAGGGTCAATCAAACGCCACTGAGCATCATTTTTAATGGCTGTGAGAAAGTCATCGTTAATAGTGATACCGTTATGTAGATTAAGACACTTTCTATTAAGATCACCTCCAGTAGTCTTTCGCATGGCAATAAATTCTTCAACCTCTGGATGGCTGATGTCCATGTAAGCCGCATATGATCCTCGTCTTGTTACTCCTTGGTTGAATGCCAGCATCTGACTGTCAACTACGTGCATGAAAGGGATAGAGCCAGTAGACTGACTACCGTTAGAAGTTGAAACGCCATTACTTCTAACATCGCCCCAATATCCACCCAAGCCTCCACCCCCACTTGCCAACCATATGTTCTCGTCATAGTGATTAGATAGGCCACGCCTTGAATCAGGAACATAATTGAGAAAGCAGCTAATAGGTAGCCCACGGGTTGTACCCCCGTTGCTAAGTATAGGAGTGCTAAAGCCGAACCAGCCCTTACTTGAGTAATTATAAAGGCGCTGTGCAAGATCGAAGTCAGTATTTCCTTGATATGTTGCACCATAGACTGAGGCTCTTGCGAATGCTTCTTGGGCATGGGTTTCTTCTCCCCATAGGTATCTATCTTTTAGTGTTTCAGTAGAAAAAGTATCAAGATCATCCTCCCTACTATAGTCAATCTCTATCCCTAAGTAGTCCTGCTTGCCTACTTTACTTATCATTATCTGTTCCTTCTATAATATTCTGTAGCTTTCTCTCATACCACTGTGCCTTCTGTAAGTCTTTAACTGCACTTTCTTTATGTCTCATTCTCCACCTGTACTTGAAGGAGTTACCTCGCAAGTAGCCTATAAATTCTTCCTCTGAAAGCATAGCTTCCATAGCGTCTATACATTCTATAGATCCAGTATTATAGTGTGCCGGGTTGTTTACAGCGTCGTAGCTTTCTACCATATTTTTCTCAGCAGGCTCACCTTTTAACAGAACTCCATTATAATAAACACCGCCCTGAGTATAATCTACAGGTGAAGCAACAGGAGCTTTAGATCTTTCATCTTTAATAGTCTTAAACCCCATCTTGTTCCACTCCTCCGGTGTTATGTTATCAATGCTCATTTTCTTCTTCTATATCCTCTTGTTCTGTGTCATCGTCCACAGCTTCTTCAAAGAAGGTTAAACGATTAATAAATTTATCTTCAAA